AGCAAATACTTCCCAACTCTTCAAATTGTGATGGAAGATTTTTGGGAACCAAGTAAGTTTGCTAAACAAACAGAAAGGTTGTCAAACTTTTTAGATTATCCAATCACACAAATACATGAGAATGCATTTTGGCCTGAAGCAGGTGAAAACGCACCTAAATATGATTTCCTGAAAGATCAATGGGGATCTGTAAAGGAACCACTAACAGAGGAGTTATACGATTATGGTAGAGAACAATTGGATTCAGTATATTCTCAATGGGAAGACGAGTTTGGATCTTTGCCTAGTTCTTGGGGTAAACATATATGATAGGGTTTAGCGAGGGGTTTCATGACGCTGCAATTGCGGTTGTTCATAAAAATACTATTAGTTACGCTGCACATTCTGAAAGATATTCAAAAAAGAAGCATGATAAAAAATTAGACTTAAGTGCAGTTACTATGGCAAGGGGGTTGAACATACATGATGATATTGTAGCATTTTACGAAAACCCGTTGATAAAAAGGACTAGACAATTATATGCAGGACAAAAAGCGTGGAGAGGAGATAGAGAGTTGTCTTTACAACCAAACGTCTATATGCAACATCATAAATCACACGCTGCTGCTGCATTTCAAACATCCAACTTTGAACATGCTGCGTGTGTGGTAGTAGATAGCATTGGTGAATGGGATTGTTCCTCGGTGTGGACTGCTAATATGGTAAAAGGATCCGCAGTATATAAAAAAGTATGGTCTAGAAGGTATCCTAAGTCTATAGGACTTTGGTATAGTGCGTTGACTAAATGGGCAGGATTAAGACCATTAGATGAAGAATATATTTTTATGGGAATGGCAGCATTCGGAAAACCTAGTTATACTAAGGAGTTACGGGAATTACTTTCTAAGAATAATCACAAAGGTATACGTGGACTGGAGGGAGAACCATGTGATGTTGCAAAGAGTGCAGAGATAGTCCTTCAAGAAGAATTGTTTAAAATATTTGATATTGCTAAAAAATATAGTAACAATATTTGCTATGGCGGTGGAGTTGCTCTAAACTGTGTTGTAAATACAAAACTAAGGGAAAGGTGCAATCTATGGATTATGCCTAATCCTGGCGACGCTGGAGGTGCTTTAGGTGCGGCTTTACTTGCATACGGTAAAAAGGTTCAGTTTACCCCCTATCTTGGACATTACATCAGGGGTACAGTGGATCCAGAAGAAGTGGTCGATCATTTACTCAAACATAAAATCGCTGGTGTTGCAAATGGTCGTGCTGAGTTTGGTCCTCGTGCTCTTGGTAACAGAAGTCTATTGGCGGATCCACGCCAAATTTCAACCAAAGATCTCGTCAACGAAATAAAACAACGTCAGAAGTTTAGACCATTTGCTCCTGCTATACTAGAAGAGCATTGTCAGGAATGGTTTGATATGCCTGAGCATTCAAGGCATATGTCATATGTTTATCAATGTAAGCAGAGTGACCTTATTCCTGCCTGTCTACACGTTGATAACTCTGCTAGAGTACAAACAGTCCCAGAGACATCTGAGAGCGTTCTGAGACCCATATTGGAGTGCTGGTATGAAAAGACAGGAATCCCTGTATTGTTGAATACATCTTTAAATGTTCGTGGAAAACCAATGGTAAACAATGCTGAAGATGCAAAATTGTTCTCTAGTAAATATTCAGTCAAGGTTTTTTGATGAAAATACTATTTCATGGATGCTCAATTACTTGGGGTGACGAACTCGAAGATCGTGAAAATGAAAGATATAGTAAATTAGTTTCTAATCATTTTCTGACTGAAGACTGTAATATCTCTCATTGCGGGAACAGTAACGATAGAATTGTAAGAGAATCCATCGATTATCTAAAAAATAATAAAGTTGATGTTGTGGTATTACAATTTACCGTGCACTCAAGAATGGAGTGGTTTGATAAACAAGGGTTTCCTCATAGGTTTACACCTCAAATTACCTCAACTCATGGAAAACTAAAACTCAAGGGTAATCGCATGGCAGATGAGTTGCGAGAGAGAATGTTTTCTGCTGGTAAATGGTTTTATAGGTTTGTTTATAATGACATTCTTGGTGTTGAAAATATGTGGAAAAATATTTTTCTTTTTGATTCTTTCTGCAAGGCAAACAATATTACCTTCATCCCTATTCTAGCAGATCATTTTCATGAGGCTATCCGTAGACCAGAAAAGTTTTATCATGAGGCAAATGGAACTGGTTGGTGGAAACCTTTATGTCAAGATATACCTATAACATATATTCATGAGGATATTATAGGTCATAAAAAAGATGGCATAGGAGATCATTACTATGGTGATTACCATGCTAAGGGAAATCATCCTAATGCTCTAGGACATCAAAAAATTGCGGAAAAACTTATTAGGTTGCTGGAGACTATATAATCTGTTATAATATTGTTGGATTGCAACCCATTATAGTATGGCTAAAGGATTTAAGGTGGTAACTACCCCACCTAGTACAGACCAAAAGAAAGAAGACTGGTGGTCTGTAGAAAAAGGAAAAGAATTGATCAAAGGTAAGAGTATTGTCTTTTGTTTACCTGGTCGTGGCGTTTCTTATATATTTTTGAAGGCATTTGTGCAACTTTGCTTCGATCTGGTTCAAAGTGGTGCGAGCATTCAAATCTCACAGGATTATAGTTCAATGGTAAACTTTGCACGTTGTAAGTGCTTAGGTGCTAATGTCTTAAGAGGACCAGATCAACTACCATGGGACGGTAAACTCAAGTATGATTATCAACTCTGGATTGATAGTGATATTGTTTTCAACCTAGAAAATTTTTATCGCATTGTTTGTATGGACAAAGATATCGCTGCTGGTTGGTATGCAACTGAAGATGGCAAGACAACATCTGTTGCACATTGGTTAGAAGAAGATGATTTCAAGGAAAATGGCGGAGTCATGAATCATGAGATGGTTGATGGTATTCAAAAACGCAGAAAACCATTTACAGTTGATTACACTGGGTTTGGTTGGTTATTAATTAAAAAAGGAGTATTCGAGCATAAAGAAATGACTTATCCTTGGTTCGCACCTCAAATGCAGGTTTTTGAATCTGGAGAAGTTCAAGACATGTGTGGTGAAGACGTATCTTTTTGTTTAGATGCTATCAAGGCGGGATTTGAAATTTGGTGTGACCCTCAATGCCGTGTTGGTCATGAGAAAACAAGAATTATATAGATACCTGTAAAGAATGTTTACATTGTATGGAAAAGTATGATATATATGTTGAGGGAGTAAAAGAATTCTCTTCTATTAATGAAGAGGAAATGCTTGACATTACTCAAGCACTTGCCGACGAGTTTTATAACTCAGGTTACCCTCATCCCGACGAAATAGAAATTAAATACCTGGGAACCGACGACCAGGATTCCGACTGACAATCAGGCGACGGAGCATCCTAATTGACCTTCTCGACAGAGGAGGTCTTTTTTTGCCTCTAAATAGATAAATATACCGAGATTGTAAACGTCAAGTGCCTGTCCAACGTTTTTCGCAGGGTTTTAAAGACATATCTTTGTCTTTCAAACGTCATCCAGTTACAAATGATATACTTGCATTGAAAGATGAGGATGCAATAAAACGTTCTGTCCAAAATTTGATAAGAATACAGTTAGGAGAGGTATTTTTTAATGATTTGTTAGGTACTAGAATAACTGGTGCGTTATTTGAACTTGCCAACGATGATTTTGTTGATCCTATAACAACAGAGATAGAAACTACTATAACAAACAACGAACCTAGAGTAAGATTAACTGACGTTGATGTTCAATCACAACCTGATAATAATTCTTTAGATATCAAAATATCTTATGAACTCGTTGGTTTATCTGCACCAACTCAAATCTTACAATTCGTTTTAGAACCAACTAGGCTATAATGGCACTTCAACAATTTACAAATCTAAATTTTGAGGATATAAAATCTTCATTAAAAGACTACTTGAGAGAAAATTCTAATTTCTCAGATATGGATTTTGAGGGTTCTAACCTCTCAATTCTTATAAACACTCTTGCTTATAATTCATACATTACTGCATACAACACCAACATGGTGGTGAATGAGACTTTTATTGATTCTGCCACACTAAGAGAGAATGTTGTATCATTAGCACGTAATATAGGATATGTTCCTCGCTCAAAAACTGCTGCAAAAACTAAAGTAGATTATTTTATTACAGGTATATCTACATCTACATCAACAATTGTTTTTGAATCAGGTGTAGTAGCAAATGGAACTGTATCTAATGCTAATTATATTTTTTCGTTACCAGAAGAAGTAACTGGAACTGTTGTTGATGGAATATCACAAGGAACCATAGAAATTTGTCAAGGTCAATATTTAGAATCCCAGTTTAGAATTGATAATTCTCAACCAAATCAAAGATTTATTTTACCAAATTCTGATATTGACACCTCTACTATTAGAGTAAATGTATTAGAGAGTTCTGGAAGTAACACAAGCACAGAATATAAATTAGCAACAAATATCATTGGTATCACATCTACATCTAACATATATCTTTTACAAGAAACTACTGACGAAAGGTATGAGTTGTTGTTTGGTGATGGTGTATTTGGTGATAAACTAGATTCTGGAAATATAGTCAATGTTTCTTACATTAAAACAAGTGGAAAACAAGGAAACGGTGTAGCAGGTTTTAAATTTGCAGGTACTATCAGCGATCAAGAAGGTGCAATTTTAGATGGATTTACCGCTACTCTTAATGCACAGTTTCCATCAGAAAATGGTGATGATATAGAGAATCTTGATAGTGTAAGGTACTACGCACCAAGAGTGTACTCATCTCAACATCGAGCAGTGACTGCCTCTGATTACGAGGCAATATTACCCTCAATATATCCTAACATAGAATCTGTTAGTGCGTATGGAGGTGAGCAATTAGATCCACCTCAATTTGGAAGGGTATTCATATCGGCTAAACCTAAAAATGGATCTTTCTTGTCTGACTTTACTAAAAAAGATATATTGTCTTCCTTAAAAAGTTATTCTGTAGCAGGTATAGTGCCAACGTTTGTTGACCTTAAATTTTTATTTGTAGAGATTGATAGTTACATATATTATAATCCTAATTTTGCAGGAAATGAAGAAAGTATAAAAACTTCTGTAATAAATTCCCTTACATCTTTCTCTACAGGTAAAGAACTAAATCAATTTGGTGGTAGATTCAAGTACAGTAAGATATTGTCATTGATAGACAATGTTGATAGTTCAATTACCTCTAACATAACCACTGTGAGGATAAGAAGAAATCTTATCGCTGCAACAAATCAATTTACTCAATATGAGTTGTGTTTCTTAAATGCTTTCTATTGTCAAGAAGATAGTTTCAATATAAAATCTACTGGATTCAACGTGTCTGGAGTTTCAGGAACTTGTTTCTTCACCGATCAAAAAATTGATAGTGAAAATGGTAATCTTATTCTCTTTCAAATACTAACTGATAACTCGATAAAAATTATCTCAAATAATTTCGGAACAGTGGAATATAAAAAGGGTGAATTGATTATAGATACTGTGAATATTACATCTACCGTGCTTACAAACAATATAATAGAGGTGGAGGCAACTCCAGACTCTAATGATATATTGGCAAGAAATGAATTGTATTTGCAATTTGAGGTGTCAAAAAGTAACTTCTTTATGAGGAAAGATTCAATATCCTCTGGAGCAGATACCTCAGGAGCAAGGTTTACCCCACAATCTAGTTACCAATCTGGTAGTAGAACACGATAAATGATACAGACATCCATCACTAAAGTAAAAGTCAGTGAAGTAGTTCAGAGTCAAATACCTGAACACATAGACGTTGAAAATCCTTTATTTTCTGAATTTTTAAAACAATACTACATCTCTCAAGAATTTCAAGGAGGTGTAATTGACATTGCTGATAACTTATCAGATTATAAAAAATTAGATTTTTTAAACAATGAAAATCTAATAGGTTTTACATCACTTACAAATTTTACAAACGCAAATCAGGAAACAATATTTGTAGAGTCAACG